CCGGGTAGCCCGCCATCTTCAAAGGCCTCTGCGGACTGATTGACAACGATCTCACCGACCTCTCGCATGGCAGGTGTCATGTCCTTCAGCTTTGCCAGCAACCCGTCCAACAAAGTCTGTACCGGCCGCGTATCGACATCGACACTTACTCCGGCCATCAGAAGCCCCTCCAGCGGTCATGGGTAAACATCCGGCTCGGGGCCGAAACAAGCACCTCGTCGCTGTCCGGTGTGGATTCGCCCCCGGCCTGTGGACCGATAACGATCTTCCCGGCGGCTATGGACTCCAACAGCTTGACGCACCGGGACGATTCCCGCTGCCAGCCTTCCGGCTCAACAATCCCCGGCCGGTGCAGATACAGGTGATGCACGGCCAGTTTTGCCGAAATGTTGGCGATCAGTCCGGGCAGGGGTGCCGCAAGAGGCACCGCCAGCACCGTACCGACATACGAGTCGATCTCGCGATCGGCGGAGTCGATGGCCTCCAGCAATATGCCCTGGACAGCTGCGTCTTCCAGGCTGCCCGACCCGGCATCGTCGGCCAGGTCGAGCAGCTCGGAGACGGGCAGCAGTTTCTGCAGGTCGGCAACAGTCGAGTACACGGCTTAATCCTCGGACACGGTTGCCGCACAAATGGCGCTGGTATTGACGATGGGGAAGGGCTTGCTTTCCGCAACCAGCTTGACGCCCGAGGGGTCTTTCAACGTGATGGGCTTGATAAAGAACGGCATGGCCTGCAGGTTCCCGTCCAGGTCGTCGATGGCGCAGTAGGGCATCTTGTGCCCACCGTCCTTGGCGACCATGACAAACTGATGGTCCCCGACCTTGGCCGTCATGACCCCGGTGGACGGGTTGCGATACTTCTCGGCCATGCGCTTGACCACGTATCCGCCCACGGTGACCGTGTTCTCCGCGATGGAGACATTGACCTTGGCCGTGGAGGTCACGTTCTCGGCCAGCCCCACCAGGTGGGAGAAGGCCAGCTTGCCCGCATAGGTAACCAGGGATCCGCCAAAACCCTCTTCCTCGATCTTCTCGGCCATGCCGGTCAGAATGGCGAACACGTCCTTGATCTTGGCACCGGTTGCGCTGATCAGGACGGATGGCGAAAAAGACAGGGTGGACCCAAAGTTCACGTCCCAGGTCTCGTACTGGCCGCCCTCCAGAGCAACGGGCCATTGGACGCGACCTGTCAGGGCCATGGCCCCCATTGCCTCGGCCGTCTTCCTGCAGGCCTTGCGGAGACAGTCGGTCTTCTCTCTGGACCACGCCTGCAGGCCTTCGCGGCCCAGCACCTTGAGGTTGTTCAGGTCCGCACCCGTGACCATGGTGTTTGGCCGGATGGGCAACGGCTCGAAAAATGACATGGACCCCGACTCGGTGGTTGCCGGGACGGAGGGCGCCCCGCGTAACACAACGGGCAGCTCGCGGACTACGGCGGACACCATGTCCGATCCGACCACGGGCGAACCCAGGTTCGGGCGATCCGTAAATATCTCGTCGATGATAGTTGTACGAATGGGGGGCAGGGACTTCAGGTTGCTTACGAGCGCATCCCTGGAAAAGAGGGCTGTCAGATCGATCATGATATATACCTCGTGTATTTCAGGTTAAATGGAAGACACGGCCCGCCGTGCCCTTGCATGAGTTTAAGGCCGTGCCCTATTCTGCATAAATTCCCTTGTCGCGCAGGGTATTGAGCAGGGCGGTAGACGGATCGGCCTCTGCGGACGCCCCGACCTTGGCCACGGAGAGACGGAACGAACCGTGGACGATATACAGGGCCGTATTGTTGGTGTCCGTGTCTACGTCCTGATCGAGGATACCCACGGGATCTCTCTGGTAGTCTGCGGTAATCGCCTGCTCGTTGGTCACCGCAGCGTTGAACGCTACAGAAATCTCGCCGGTCTCGTAGTCCACGGTCCCGGAACCGCCATCGTCTCCGACCAATCGGCCGTGGCTGTCGTCGGAAAACGTCTCTGTTGCGTCGGTCACGGAGACAGACCCTGGGAGAATAGGCGCTTTTGCCAGGATCTTGGTGAACGCCTTGAGGGTCCCGTTCCCCGCGCCAACAGCCTCGTCGGGCACGGCTTCATACTGCACCAGGTCTCCGGAAGTATCCCGGGACAGCACAAGGCCGACAGGATAACCCCCATCACTCCCGGCAAGTTTGCCCGAAAGAATAACCGGATGATGGGCCGATCCCCTGGCACGTTCATCATCATAGGACGTTGTTGCGATTTTCGCGGTGATAGTCATATATTCCTCCAGTTTTTTCTGTTTTACGTTTTAGTTGTCAGGCTTCGTGTGACTACTCAAAACAGCTCTTACCTATACCTTGTCGCTCAGATCCACGTAGGCATCGTCCCCAGTTCCTTCCGGAGCCGTAAACTCCTTGAACAGCCCGTGCTCCTTGCGGGATTCCAGAAATGACCAGAAATGATCTTCCAGAGGCTTCTTGCCCTCGGACTCGGCAAAGCTGATTTCTTCGGACTCCGCGCCCAGGTGTTCGGCAAAGGCCAAGATCTTGTCCTTCTCAGCGGGCAGAACCTTGGCGTCCCCGGCCAGTTTGTCGAAGCGGGCTTCACGGGCCTCCCTGGCTTTGGTCGCCTCGGCCTGGGCAAAGTCGTCCGAGAGTTTCTTGTTCGCGGTCTCGACTTCCCGGACCCGAGTTTCCGCTGTTTCGGCCTTCTCCTTGAATCCGTCAGCCTTGATCTCGGCTGCTTCACGAGCGGCCTTTTCCGCGTCCAGCTTGCGCTGCAGTTCCTCTATGGTCACACCTGCATCCTCCTGTTGTTGGTTGTATTCGAAACAATCCTCTTCATCGCTGAAAGTTATCGCCCCCAGCCCCTCAACGGCTGGCTGGGCAGCGCCCAGAAGCCCTACGTGCCGAACAGAACCGTCCTTGTAGAAACTGACGGACTTGTGCTTGTACCGTCCGGCTTCCACCGCTTTGCGGAGTTCTTCAGGCACCTGCTTGAAACAGGCTTCCAGTACCTCGCCGGTGCGTCGCAATTTCTCGATCCAACCGAAGGCCGGGCCGTTGTCCTTGGGATGACCCAGAACCAATGGGGCCTCCCGGGTGGCCGGATCGTAGGACGACACCGCCTTGTCCAGGTCGGTAGTGGTCCAGGTGCGGGATCGGCCCTGGGAATCGGTGTGGGTGCCTGTCCGAAAAATGGGGGTCCATGGCATGGGGTTGCTCCGTTCTGTTCAAAAAATGTCGGGTTTTGTTCAAATCTTCTTGTTCAGGCGTTGTTCAAGAGGCTTGCGAAGATTGTCCGGATACTTGCTCAGGTCCGGGTCCCAGCCCTCTTTACCGCAGTTTGTCTCAAATCCCTTGTCCGGCATGAGCGGCCTTGCCGGGAGACGGTCGCCGGTGACCGGGTCAATGGGTTCGATGAGATCGCCCAGGCCGTTACCCTCGCCCACGTCAAGGTCCCGCTTGTCAATTTGTCGCTGGGACAATGTCTTGACCGTGCAGCGGCAGCGGAACCCGTTGGGGGGATAAAAGGTGTCCCAGAATTCCGAGTCCGCCGGGTAGACTTTGCCGTGCAGGGCCGCATGGGTCGGACGGGTCCGCGAGTCGTTGACGGCCGAGTATTGCCAGTAAGGCCGGCCAGCCTTGACCGCCTGCATCTGCTTGTATCGCCCGGTGGCATAGGCCGTCTGGATATTGGTTCGGAATATGTTGTCCACCCGCCACGCTCTGACTCCTGTCCATCCCTGCCGATCCCAGAGGTCGGACAGAGATGTCTTCCACTCGTCAAAGCTCGTTCCCTCTTCAAGCGCCTTGCCGATGGAGTCGAACACCGTGGTCAGCACATCCGCCTCGGCAATGCCGGACACGGTAAAGGCCCGTGCCTTCCAGACGTCGGCCAGGGCATAAAATTCCTTGGCCGTCATCGGCACCTTGGTGGCCCAGTATTCGATGGCCTCATCCATGGGCAGCGGTTTTAATTCTGCTGACATGTGTCTCACGGCTCCATAATACTAGTATTATACTAGTATAAATTATTTCACGGGTACTCTGGGTACCAACACGGCTTTACGGGCCTTAAAATCGATCCTCGCACGTTTTAGCCGTCATCGTGTTCTTGCTGGCATCTCATACACCGAACACAGCCTGGTATTGCCTGTTTTCTGGCTGGTGGAATCAGGCATCCGCAATCGATACACCTATCAGGTCCATCTTCCGGGTCCAGCTGTCCGCCCTCCTGCCGGAATTTCTCCCACACCCGCATGGACCGGGCCAGGTAACCGTTGGCGATATCAACCTCATCCATCATTCTTGACCTCTTCGCCCACCTGGAATCGGCCCCACAGATCTGCAGCGACCAGGGCCTGCTGGAGCAGGGCTTCCAAATCCTGACCACCCAACCCCTTGCCCAGCTCGTCGGTCAACCGGGCCTGGACGTCTTCAAAGGATTCCGCCCCCTGAACAATGGCCTTGATCCGTTCAATCACCTCTGTTCCAAAAATTTTCGCGGCCTGCCCGATCCCCTGGTCGGCCAGATCCTCCAGGGCCTGCTGCTCGGGCGTGTACCCATCACCACCCTGGGCGTGATCAATCCCGCCTCCCGCATCCTGGGCAATGAGGGCCTCGAGGGTTTCTTCCCCGACCTCAAACTCATCCTCGGCCAAATTGTACCGCCGCACATAATGCGCCTTAGTGAACTTGACCCCTGTATCTGCCAGCTTCTTGTCCAGCTCCGCCTGGGAATCATAATCCTCGGGCTCTCGAAAGCGGAATGTCGGCGTCAGGACGCCGGGGGCGTTGACCTGCCCGTATTCCCACGCCAGGTTCTCCATGAAGGTACAGATCAACGCCTCGTCTGCGAATGAGTAGTCCGCGAGCAAGGCCTTGTGCGTCTCGGCTGCCGCTTTGGACCCTGACTGACCGATGTCGGCCGTCAATGTCTGCCCCATGATGACCATGGCAATAGCGTTGTCCATGTACCTGACCAGGTCGGCATGCAGCGATCCGGTCGTGCCGGCGGTGGTCTCGACCTGGACGTCTGTCCCGGCAGTCACTACGGCCACGGCATCCTGCACCATGTTCGCCAACTGGGTCAGCATCTCCTGCCGTTCGGCCTTGGGTGCGCCGGACCGGGCTTTGCCGACCACCCAGGGTATACCGAACTTCTCGCACAGGGTGGTCCAGAACCGTATCCCGCCCTTTTTGATGGCCACGGGCCAGAGGCATCTGGACAGCAGCCGCAATCCATACTGATTCCAGCTTGCCGGGAAATGGCGTACGGCAACGGCCTTGCGCGGGTCCACATCGTCGGCGACGCACGACGCATCGATGAACTTCAGCCTTCTGTCAGAACCCCAGCCGAACCATTCCGGTGGCCGAGGAACCAGGTCGGCGATGGACATGGCACCGTTACCGGGTGTCCATAGCAGTTCAACGACCGTGTACCCGAACAGCGGGGCGTCAAGAATCTCGGAAAACAGGTTGTACATATCGACCCGCTCCAGATCCCTGGCCAGATTGTCTCGAAGTCGGACAGCGCCTTCGGTCGGCTCTTCGCCCTCGGTGTGTCCGGCTTCCAGGATCCAGTCCTGCTTTTTCAGGGTGATCAGCTTCCTGGACTGGACGGACGCCGTAACCTTGGCATCGGCCAGCACGGATCTCAGGGCAGCCATGCCCGCGCCCGGCATCTTCTCTAGGACAGGGTCCGGATCGGGCAGGGTGCCCAGCCAAGACGCGGGATCGAACCCGGTAGCCGCCAGGGCCGTGAAGACCTCTCCGCCAAGGTCTGCTTTGCGCAGCCCCTCGGCCTCTTTGAATTCCGTGGGAGATACCCAGAGTCCGCTCATCAATAGCCTCGAAACAGTTGCTTGCTGTGGTTGATCCCTGCCGTCAGGGCTTCGAAGGGTTCGCCCACATCCAGTGTGTCGTGGGCGTACACGAGCATGTCACCGGCCACGGCCGCATCACCATGACGCTTGCCGCCCTTTGCATCCATGGTCCGCGTCTCCGGCACCCTGGGCACACCCCGGACCAGCTTGAGCGCCCGGTAATCGTCCAGGATCAGCCCGTCCTTGGGCAGGTTCCAGGTCCGGTCCTCGAACCGGGCCTTCAGTCTGGGCATGGATTCTCTGTACCAGGACTCCGTGGGCATCACTTCCAGGATGCGGTCCGGCCCGTATTCCTGCCGGGTTTCCTCGGCCAGGGCCTGACCGTTGCCCCTGGCGTCCATGGCCCCGCCCTGGAAACGGGGGAGCCTGTCCAGGATGTAGAAGAGTATCTGGCGCTGGGTGCGGAAAGGGCAGTTGCGCAGTTCCAGAATGAACGGGGTGATCAGATCCAGCCCCAGGGTCTCCTGGCCCGGATGGATCACGGAGAGGTCCCCGGACCTGCCGAAGTCCTGACCGAAATATGATTTCAATGTCTGGTCGAGACGGACGAGGATCGGATCGATCTCCACGGCGCACCAGTCCCGGACCTCGCGCACGGCCCTGGACTTGGGCCAGTCCACGAAATCCTTTGCCGGTGGCTCCCATCGAATGACCGGAATGGATGGGTCCATGACCGCTTCGATCATGTTGCGGTTCAGATAAAAACCAGACCCTGAAGATGGGACAACATCCAGCTCTTCAGCTGCATCATCGCCATAAATATCATAGGTCTCCTTGACGAATGCCTTCTCGCCTTCCGGTGTCCATTTTTTGCCCTGCTTGCGACAGATCCGGTGATACAAACCTTCTTCCACGGCCTTCATGAACGGGCACCGATGCACAACGGCCCCGGGGCGCTTCCCGGCTCGGATATCCTGGATCAGCTGATTGAACGGATTATCCTCGCCATTGTGGGTTGAGATGACCCGGATCACAGCACCCCAGATCAGTAATGCCAGGGCGGCCTTCAGAAACTCTTCCAGGTTGTCCACAAACGCCGCCTCATCAATGACAACCTTGCCCTGCTTGGACCTGATAACGCGGGGATGGGACGGTAAACCGGTGACCATATGGCCGGAATCAAACCTGATACGATAGACCGTTACGGACTTCCTTTCGTCGCCCTCCATGAAGACCTCTTGGTCCTCGAACACGTCCCCGGCAGCCAGGGAGTACAGACGGGCAAAAAAGGCCACATCCCGCACGAATTGTTCGGTCATTTCCTTGTTGTACGAGGTGTACCAAACGTTCATGCCCCCGGATTTTGCGGGCTTGGATGCCAGCAGAGCATCTTCTGCAGCCTCGCCCCAGGAAAAACCAATACGCCGGCCTTTTTCGCCTACGGCCAGGGGCGCGGTTTCCTGGTTCCAGCGGACCTGGTAGGGCAGAAGAATAGGTTCCTGTTTTTGGACGGCTGTCATCCCTGATACCCCAGAAGTTCCTCAATCTGTCGGACGGCCTGGTCGGAAAGGCCCTTGGCATTTGTCTGCTCTTCCTTGCTGCCGGTCTGCGCCCGCATCTGCCCAATCATCTCCATGGCCTGCCGCAATTCCTTGATCGCCTTAAAATCGACTGTGCCCGGATCTCCCAGCATCATATTCAGCTTTGCTTCCACCGCCTCACTCAAAGCACACACGGCATCTTCGGCAGT